TACTGGAGAGAAAAATCAAAGCAAAATGCAGCTTACAAAAAAAGAAGTCGTGAAAAAGTCCTTGGACTTAGAAATTACAGTGCAAAAGGTATGGCAATTAAACTCTATAAAGAGAAAAAAGAAGCAGAAGAAATGGATTGGAAGGAGAGAAAAGATGGAAATCTCAATAAATAATATAGTAAAGAAGATTCAAAGCACAGACCAAAAATATAACTATGATGAAATCTTTTTTGATTGGATAAAGTCTATGTTCTACGCGTATGCCAATACTTGCAATGCAGAAGGCTATGAAGATAGAGAAGATAAATTTAAAAGGTTAGAAGAGAAGCATGGAGCTAAAACTATGCAAATGTTTTATGAATGTCATGCAGAGTTAGTAATACTTTTTGAAAAAAATGTTGATGATTATCTAGGTAAGATTCATCATCAACTAGGAGTGCATAACAAAATGAAAGGGCAATTCTTTACGCCTTTTCACTTAGCTAAAATGATGGCAGAGACTCAAGTTTCTGATGTAATAAAGAAATTAGAAGAAGGCAGAATAAAAATAACAGATCAAGCATGTGGGTCAGGTTGCTTACTGTTAGGATTGTTAGCAGTTTTGAAAGAAAAAGGAATTAACTACCAGAAAAATGTGTTAGTTGTTTGTAGCGATTTAGATGAGAATGCAATACAAATGGCATACATACAACTAACTCTTGCTGGAGCTACTGCTAAATGTGAGAACAAAAATGCTTTGACTGGAGAAACTTTTGGTAGCTGGTTTACTTTTAATAATTTGCTTTTTTAGAAAGGAATAGATATGGAAGAGAATTTAATAACGGAATTTAAATATGAATTACTAAAAAGTTTTTCTGATGATGAAGCTTTTAAAATAGAGAGTATTTTAAGAAGCATTCTCTATAAGAATCAAAATGCTTTAGTCGTAAGTGATGGGCAAGGAAATTTAGAACTAATTAAACAGTTTGTAATACAGAAGAAGGTACAAAATTTAAGTGACAGAACTATAAAATATTATGTTTTAACTCTTGAATTGTTCAATTCTTTTTTAAGAAATAAACCTTTTCAAACTGTTACATCTAATGATGTTATAAGCTTTTTAGGTTCTAAAATGTATAAAGATAAAGTTACATCAACTACAGCGAATAATCTTAGAAGAAATTTAAGTTCATTCTTTACTTTTTTACAAGAATTTGACTTTATTTTAAAAAATCCAATGGCTCGGGTAAAAAAGATAAACGAAGTAAGAGAAAAGAAAAAAGCTTTTTCTGCAACAGAATTAGCAAAGATAAGAAAAGTTTTTACTAATAAAAGAGATAGAGCAATATTTGAACTGCTATTGCACAGTGGAATAAGAGTAGGAGGTCTTTGTGGACTTAAATTTGAGGATATAAATTTTTCTGATAAAACTATAACAGTTTTTGAAAAAGGTAGAAAATACAGAACTGTATATTTCAATGAAGAAGCTGAGTTTTATCTTAAAGAATATTTAGAAGAAAGACAGCATTTAGATACAAAAGAGAAGCATATTTTCGTTTCTCTTTTAAAACCATATAAGAAATTACAAATTAGTGGAGTTGAAATAATGATTAGACAAGCTGGTAGAGAAGCTGGAGTCAACAATGTTCATCCTCATAGATTTAGAAGAACATTCGCAACAACTGCTTGGAAAAAAGGGATGTCAATAATAGATATAAAAAATCTTTTGGGGCATAAGAAATTGGATACAACACAAATTTATTTAGACGAAACGGAAGGATTAACGAAAGCTGCTTATAACAAAGTATTTTGATAGGAGGATATTATGAAAAATACACTAACAGATTTAAACAATTATCTCTTTGCACAAATGGAAAGATTAAACGAAGAGGAATTAGAAGGAGAAAACTTAGAAAATGAAATGAAAAGGACAAAAGCAATGGTAAGTGTAGCATCGGCAATAGTAGGAAATGCTCATCTTGCATTGCAAGCTATAAAGGCAAAAGACAGTATGCAAGGGGCAGATGTTAAACTTCCTGAAATGCTGGAGGGGTGATTATGAAGTTTAGTGAAGAGCAAATAGAGTTTCTTAAAGATTTTAAAGGTGAAAAAACTTTAAAAGAATTAGCTACTCTTTTAAAAGAAAAATATGGAGTTGAGACTATAAGCATTATCTACTTCAGGAAATGCCTAAGAAAATTAAACGTAGATTACAAATATGAAAAATATAATGCAGGTTGTTTTAAAAGAGGTTTTTCCGCATGGAACAAAGGGGTTAAAACAGGCGTAAAGCCTAGGAGATATGATAAAAATGGAGATGTTATTTGGTTAGAAAAGCCAATCGGAAGTGAGAGAGTTGAAAAAAAAGGATATACTCTCGTGAAAACAAAAGTTCCAAACACTTGGGAGTACAAACAAAGAGTTATTTGGAAAGAAATTCATGGAGAAATCCCATCTAATCATGTGATCATCTTTGCAGATGGAAATAAATCTAATTTCGATATAGATAATTTAATCTGTATATCAAAAAATGAATTAAGACAATTAAATCGTTATAAATTAAAAAAAGATGATGCAGACTTAACAAAAGTGGGGATAGGTATTGTTAAGTTAAAACATGTTGCTTGGAAATTAAAGAGTAAAAAGAAGGATTAAGTGAGACATATATGAAAAAATACACTGATGAAATGATTGAATTTTTGAAAGAAGTTACTCCAGGGAAAACATATAAGGAAATAACGGAACTTTTCAACAATAAGTTTAATTTAGATGTAACTGCAGGAATAATAAAAAGCCTTCTTAGTAGAAAGAAAATCCACACTGGAACAAAAGGTTGCCTTTATAAAAAAGGATCTATCCCGTGGAATAAGGGGAAGAAGGGATATATGGGAGCTAACAGAACTTCTTTCAAAAAAGGGAATAGGCCGAAGAATTGGAAGCCTGTTGGAAGTGAAAGACTTATAGATGGTTATACCTTTATAAAAATAGCAGATCCAAGAGAATGGGCTTTAAAACATAGAATAATTTGGGAAGAACACCATAAAAAGAAAGTTCCTGCGGGTTGTGCAATTATCTTTGCTGACGGGGATAAAACTAATCTTAATGTGGACAATTTAATCTGTGTGACTAGAAATGAATTAAAGGTTCTGAACAAATGTAGATTAATTAGCTCTGTTCCAGAGCTCACAAAAACAGGTTTGAATATAGCAAAAATAAGAATTAAGTTAGCAGAATTAAGGAAGGAGAAGAAATGAATATAACTGAATACAATTCTAAAAACAGAGGAAAGCAAGTTCTAGTTTTAAGAAAAGATGATATAAAAATTTTAAATCATTTTGCAAGTATTGCAAAGTCTGGAGAACTTAAAGGGTTGATAGTTGCTGGAAAGTATACTGGATTTACTGATACGTATAGACTTGCATCTATTAAAGATACTCATGAAGATTTACCTGGAACTTATGCCCCTCTGATATTTCCCATTTTAGAAGAACTAAAAAAGGCTAACTCGATAGCTGTACTTAAAGATGGAAAAATCGCAGTTCAGGTAGAAATGGAAGTTACTGAGTATGAACCTATGAAGGATATAAAAGTTCCTGACATATCTAAAGTAGTTGAAGACTTAGAATATGAAAGCTATTCCGCAGCATACCCCGCTATTAATTTTACTGAAAATATAGTCTGGAAGATGTTAAAAACTGTAGGTGGGAGGGAGTATTTTACTAGATTTTTTAGCTTTGAAAATGGAAAAGTAACCGTTGAAGCTTATCCGAATGATGAGTCTAAGCTAATTTTAGAATTGTTGGAGTTAGATAATACAAAAGCTAGTTTAAAAACAGCTTTAGATTTTAAATATGTGGATCTGTGGTTTAAGTGGATTAAGGATAATACATTTAATATTGCTTTAGGAAAAAATAATAGAAGTGCTGTTAAATTTAGCAAAAATAACACAGATTACATAATCATGCCTATGGCAATAAAAGGTTGTTAAGGAGTTGGTTAAATGTTTTTAATAGATGGAAATTATTTTGAATTAGTTTTAGAAGATGGAGATATTGCTGTTCTATCAAACATTGTGACGGGTGAGTCTCTAACTATGAATATTAAAGAACTTTGGAATTATGCAGTTTAAGGAGGTGTTCAGTATGCTGGTAAATAATAAAAAGTCTGTTGCGACTACCACATCAACAACAGACTATCAACCAATATTTGATTATATAGTACATCAAATTATTAAAAAATGCAAATAGGAGGATATAAAAAATGGTTAAAGTAGAATTTACTGGAAGTGTAGAAGAAGTCAGCAAAGAAATATTAGATTTTGTAAGGGGGAACTATATAAATCTAGCTGAAAATATAGCTCTCCCAAAATCAGATACAGAAAAAGCAATCAGTAAAGCGATAGATAATGCAAGAGCAGTAGAAAAACCTAACTCTAAAGTAGAAGAGAAAAAAGAAGTCGCTAAAAAGGTAGAAGAAACACCAAATCAAAATCTACCTATAGCACCAGCTAAAAAAGAAGAAACACCTGTAGCAACCCCTTTACCTACTAAGACAGCTGAGTATACTGCAGATGATTTACAAAGAATAGCAGCTGCTTGGGTAGCAAAAGACATTGAAAATAACAGAAAAACTATGAAAGATTTGTTAGGTAAATTTGGAGTTAAAGCTATAACTGTTCTACCTCAAGAAAGTTATGGGGCTTTTGTTCAAGAACTTAAAAATTTAGGAGTTGATATTTAATGGCGCATGCACTGTTAGGACCTTCTAGTGCATCAAGGTGGATGGCTTGTCCACCTTCTGTAAGACTCTGTGAGCAATTTGAAGATGTAGAGAGTGAGTATGCAAAAGAAGGAAGCCTAGCACACGAAATAGCAGAGTTAAAAGTGAAAAAGTTAATAGATCCTGGTTTGACTTCTAGGAAGTTTACTTCAGCAATGAAGAAGCTAAAAGACAAAGAACTTTACCAGGAAGAAATGCAAGGCTATACAGATGAGTATGTAGAGTTTATACAAGAACAGATGTACAGCTATGAAACTACCCCACATATTTCTGTGGAACAAAAAGTTGATTTCTCTCAATATGTTCCTGGTGGATTTGGGACTGCAGACTGTATCTTAATCTCTAATGATACTTTACACATCATAGATTTTAAGTATGGAAAAGGTGTTCCTGTAAGTGTTGAAAATAATGCTCAGTTACTTCTGTATGCATTAGGGGCTTATCTCGCTTACGAAATGATATTTCCTATAGAGCACATTAAAATGTCAATCGTACAGCCGAGATTAACTGGTATAGACTCTTGGGAATGTAGTCTTGATTACTTACTAGACTTTGCTAAGAAAGCTCAAGAAAAGGCTGTAATGGCTTTAAATGGCGAGGGTGATTTTGAGTGTGGAGAACATTGTAAATTCTGTAAAGCTAAAGCTACCTGTAAAGCAAGAGCTAATATTAATCTTGAACTTGCAAAATATGAATTTAAAACTGCTGATCTATTAACGCTAGAAGAAATTGGAGAAATACTGCAAAAAGCACGTGATTTAGATACTTGGGTAAAAGAAATAGAGAAATATGCATTAGCAGAAAGTTTAAAAGGAAATAATGTTCCTGGCTGGAAGGCAGTTAATGGCAAAGGTAGTAGAAGTTTTAAAAATACAGATGATGCTATAAAAGTACTCAAAGAAAATGGGATCGCAGAAGAACTGCTGTATGAAAGAAAGTACTTAACATTAGCTCAGATGGAAAAAGTAATAGGTAAAAAAGATTTTAATAATCTAGTTGGAAATTTAATAGTTATGAATGTAGGGAAGCCAACTCTTGTAGAAGTTTCTGATAAAAGAGAAGCTATAACAAACAGGATAAAGGCTGAAGATGAATTTAGTGTAGTTGATGATATTAATAATTTATAAAAGGAGAAGTGATATTAATGGCAAATGATACTAGAGTAATGACAGGTAAAGTAAGATTAAGTTATGTGCATTTATTTAAACCTTATGCAGCAGAAAAAGGGCAAGAAGAAAAGTACAGTTGTACAATTCTAGTTCCAAAGACTGATGTACAAACTAAGATGAAACTTGATGCTGCAATAAATGCTGCGATAGAAAAAGGAATTAGCAGTGTGTGGAATGGAGTTAAACCTCCAAAACCAACTATCCCGATATACGATGGAGATGGTGTAAGACCTTCTGATGGGCAAGAATTTGGACCTGAATGTAAAGGTCACTGGGTATTTACAGCGAGTGCAAAAATTGACTATCAACCAGGAATAGTTGATGTAAGAGCTCAACCAATTCTTAATCAATCAGAAGTTTATTCAGGAATTTATGCAAGAGTATCAGTGAACTTTTTCCCTTATGCAGTAAGTGGTAAAAAAGGAATAGGTTGCGGACTTGGTAATGTACAAAAGTTAATGGATGGAGAGCCTTTATCAGCTGTAGGAATTAAAGCAGAAAATGAATTTAATGAGGTAGAAATAGATCCAGTTACAGGAGAACCAATTCTATAAAAAACTTATAAGGAAGGCAGTTTTAATACTGCCTTTCACTTTCAAAAAGGAGCGATTATGAGAACTTTAAATATAGATATAGAAACATTTAGCTCTGTAGACATAGGAAAATCAGGTGCATATAAATATGCAATGAGTGATGATTTTCAGATACTTCTATTCGCTTATTCTGTTGATGGCCAGGATGTAAAAATAATAGACCTTGCACAAGGAGAAGCTATTCCTGGAGAAATATTAGACCTTTTGAAAGATGAGTCTTGTATTAAGTATGCATACAATGCTGTCTTTGAATGGTGGTGTTTGAATATGGCTGGAATAGAAACTCCTTTGGAACAATGGCATTGTACTATGGTACACGGTCTTTATTGTGGATATACTGCAGGTCTTGCTGCAATAGGGAATGCAATGGGTTTACCTCAAGATAAGAAAAAACTAACAACAGGAAGTGCCTTAATAAGATACTTCTGTATACCATGTAACCCTACTAAGAGCAATGGGAATAGGACTAGAAACTTGCCTCAACATGCTCCAGAAAAATGGGAATTGTTTAAAGAATACTGTATACAAGATGTAGTTACTGAAATGGAAATAGGTAGAAGATTAAGTGCTTTTCCTGTCCCTGAAAGAGAATGGAAACTTTGGATATTGGATACTTTTATGAATGCCTATGGTGTAAGAGTTGATAGTGAATTAGTCCACGGTGCTCTGTATATAGATGCATTATCCAGGGCTAATTTACTAGAAGAAGCAAGAGAGATAACAAAGTTAGACAATCCCAATTCTACGAGTCAATTGCTAAATTGGTTAGAAGAAGCAGGAGAAGAAGTTGAGAATTTGCAAAAAGCTACAGTTGAAAAAATGGTAGATACTTTAGAAGATGGAAAAGCAAAAAGAGTATTAGAAATAAGGCAAGAATTATCTAAAACATCTGTTAAGAAATATAAAGCTATGGACGAAGCTATGTGTAAAGATGAAAGAGTTAGAGGGCTCTTACAGTTCTACGGGGCTAACAGGACAGGTAGATATGCAGGAAGATTAGTTCAAGTACAGAACCTGCCTCGTAACTATATAGAAACTTTAGATATAGCTAGAGATGTTATTAAAAAAGGTGACGGAGAACTATTAGAAATGCTATATGGAAATATACCTGACACCTTATCGCAGTTGATAAGAACTGCATTTATCCCTTCTGAAGGTAATCACTTTGTTGTGTCAGACTTCTCGGCAATAGAGGCAAGAGTAATAGCATGGCTTGCTGGAGAAGAGTGGAGAATGGAAGTATTCAAAACTCATGGAAAAATCTATGAGGCCTCAGCATCTCAAATGTTTGGAGTGCCAATAAACACAATAGCAAAGGGTGAAGAAAACTATCATCTAAGAGCCAAAGGAAAAGTTGCAGAACTTGCTTTAGGATACCAAGGTAGTGTTGGAGCTTTAACTGCTATGGGTGCAGCTGATATGGGACTGACAGATGAAGAAATGAAAGACATTGTTGATAGATGGAGAAAATCATCTAAAAGAATTGTGGAACTGTGGTATGCATTAGAGAATGCCTCTGTTGAAGTCTTAGAGACTGGAGAACCTCAAATGGTTAAGTGTGTAAAGTTAGCTAAAGAGTACGATTTTATTTATGGTCAAGACTTTTTCACAATAGAATTGCCAAGCGGGAGAAAACTTTTCTATCCAAAACCATTTTTAAAAGAGAACCAGTTTGGCCAAATGCAGATGCATTACATGGGTATTAATCAAACATCTAAGAAGTGGGAAGTTATCCCGACTTATGGTGGTAAATTAACAGAAAATATTGTACAAGCTATTGCAAGAGACTGCTTAGCAGAAACTTTACTAAGAGTAAAAGATAAAGGTTGGCCAATAGTGTTCCATGTACATGACGAGATAATACTAGATGTTCCAAAGTCTGTGGAGTTAGAAGAAGTTATAAAAACTATGACAGAAGAAATTAGCTGGGCAAAAGGATTAATATTAAATGCTGCTGGATTTACTGGTAGCTACTATATGAAAGATTAGGAGGAAATTATGCATATAGGAAGAAAAATAAAAAAATTTAGAGATGAAAATAAAATATCACAAACAGAATTTGCTGCAAAAATAGGAGTTACACAAGCCTTTTTATCACATTTAGAAAATGGAAGACTTAATATAGAGAGTCCTACTCTTGAAAAGAAAATACTAGTTGCTATTGGAGAAGAAACAAAGCCAGAAAATAAGGTAGAAAAGCCTGAGAAAGAAGTACCAATGGATGATAATGTTCACTCGCCAAAGCATTACATGATTCCAGGTTGTAATTTTGAAAGTATTGACATTATTAGACAAAGATTAGGAGATGTAGGATTCATGTTCTTTTTAGAAGGAAATGTATCCAAATACTTAATCAGAGCAGAAAAGAAAAATGGTAAAGAAGATTATGAAAAAGCCAAGAAATATTTAAGCTGGTTAGTTGATATGCAAAAAGTAATTCCTCAAGAATTGGCTTTTAATTCAAAAGAAAAAATTGCTGAGGGTTGTGGCACTGATTGGCTTAATATTATAGGTGGAATATCAATAGATATGAAAACTAAAAAAGCTTTAATTTTAAATGAAGTTTTTAATCAACTATACTCAGCTAACTATGGAAAAGCTTCAGAGTTAATTGATGCATTACTGAAAGAATAAAAGGAGATAACAGATGGAGAACTCGAGAAAATTAATAATATCTGAAGCAAATAACAGACACTCTAAGCAATGGGTAACAACTGAAATTACCTGGTCTGAATTTGTGGATAGATTAGGAAAACCTAAAATAACTGCTGAAACACTAGATGAGTTCTTATCTTATTCTAAAGCTAAGCAAGATGATATTAAGGATGTTGGTGGCTTTGTTGGTGGGAAATTAAAAGGTAATCTTAGAAGAAGTGAAGCTGTTGAAAGCAGAAGTTTAATTACTCTTGACTTAGATAACTTAGCTTATGAAGATGACACTAAGATTATAAAAACTCTTAATAGTTTAGGGTGTGCTTATGCAGTGTACAGCACTCGTAAGCACCAAACTACTAAACCTAGGATTAGAGTTATTTTGCCCTTAGCTGAAGATGTATCTGCTGATGAGTATGAACCAATAGGAAGGAAGGTAGCAGAGTCTATAGGATTACGTTATTGTGATCCTACTACCTTTCAAGCTGTTAGGTTAATGTACTGGCCTAGCCATTCTACTGATAGTGATTATGTTTTTACTTATGCTGACAAGCCTATGCTAGATGGTAAGGCAGTTCTTAATATGTATGCTGATTGGAGAGATGTATCAACTTGGCCAGAAGTTCCTGATGCTCAAAAGCATCATTTAACTTTGCTGAAGCAACAAGAAAACCCTTTAGAAAAAGAGGGAATGGTAGGGGCATTCTGTAGAAGGTTCAACATTTACCAAGCAATTGATGAGTTTTTACCTGGAGTATATGAACCCTGTGATATATCTGATAGATTAACCTTTGTGGGTGGAAGTACTACTGCTGGAGCTATTGTATATCAAGATGGACTTTTCTTATATTCTCACCATGCTACTGACCCTTGTAGTCAAAAATTAGTAAATGCTTTTGACTTAGTGAGATTACATAAATTCGGTCATTTGGATATCCAAGCAGATATTAAAACTCCTGTGGCCAAGCTACCTTCTTGGCTGGCTATGAAAGAATGGGTATTCGCTAAGACTCCTGTTAATTCAGATTTACTTAATGAGAGAAGGCAAAAAGCAATAGCTGAATTCTCAGTTTCTAATAATCCTGATGTAGATGCTGTTGATGGTGTATTAGTTGAAGAAGACGATTCTTGGACAGCAGAACTCGTATATAATGCTAAAGATAGTTCTAAAGTACTTAATACTCTCGCTAACATAATGTTGATTTTAAGAAATGATAGAGAACTAAAATTTAAAATTTTCAAGGATATTTTCTCTTCAAGAATACTTGTAAGAAAAGATGTGCCCTGGGATAGAAAATTTGAAGCTGATGACAGGTTATGGACTGATACTGATGATGCAGGCCTTAGATGGTATTTAGAGAGTACTTATGGTATCACATCTACAAATAAAATTATAGATGGAGTTAATCTGATTGCAGAAGAAAATGCAGAAAATAAGGTTGCTAGTAGAATTCAGGCTACATTATGGGACGGAGAAAAAAGGTTAGAAACGCTATTCATAGATTACCTGGGTTGTGAAGATAATGTATACACTAGAGAAGTTTCTGAAAAATCATTAGTAGCTGCAGCTAAAAGAGCTATATATGGTGGAATTAAATGGGATAATATGCCTATTCTAATCGGACCACAAGGTGTAGGTAAGAGTACATTTTTAAAAATATTAGGTATGGACTGGTATAACGATAGTTTGGTTAATGTGGAAGGTAAAGATGCTTGTGAGTTAATCCAGGGAAGTTGGATTCTGGAAATGGGAGAACTTAGTTCTTTAAGAAAATCTGAAATGAACTTAGTTAAAAACTTTTTAAGTAGAACAGATGATGTCTTTAGAGCCTCGTATGGGCGTAGAGCCCAAAAATATCCAAGAAGATGTGCATTCTTTGGAACTGCAAATGATACTAACTTTTTAAGAGATGAAACAGGGAATAGAAGATTTTGGCCAATAGATTGTTTTATTCATAAGCCAAAAAAATCTATCTTTGATGACTTGAAAGATGAGTTAGATCAAATATGGGCTGAGGCTTGCGAGCTTGCAAAAGACAAATCTTATAATTTAGTTCTATCAAAAGAAGCCTTAGAAATAGCAATAAAAGAACAGGATTCCCATTCTGAAGACAACGTATACAAAGGAATTATCTTAGATTACTTAGATAAGAAAATTCCAAAAAATGCTTGGGATAGTATGGATCTATTTGCAAGAAGAACATATCTGAATGAATATGATTCCACAATTCTACAATATGATGAAAGCGATTTAATATTAAGAGATAAGGTTTGTGCAGCTGAAATTTGGGAAGAAGCCTTAAAAATGGACATTAGATATCTAAAAAAGAGTGATAGTGTTGAAATTAATAAGATTTTATCTTCTCTATTTCAATGGGAAAAAGTAAAACAAGCATCAAGATTTGGAAAATATGGAGTTCAAAGAGGATATAAAAGAAAAATTGAATCTTAAAATTTTTGTAACATTCTAGGTGTAACATTCTCAAAAATGTAACATTCTATAAGAAAGACTTGTAACATTCTTTTTTATTGTTACATAGAATGTTACATAGAATGTTACATAAAAAAACATTGGTATTATTAGTATTATTATATATTTGTAACATTGTAACATTCTTTTCTATATTAATATATAAAAATAAAGAAATTAAAGGGTATTTACGGTCTATAAAATCTATAAATCCTATATTTATATATATCTATAAGGAAAAAAGGGTGAGAATGTTACATTTGAGAATGGAGAAAATTCATGAAAAAAAGTGAAAGCGAAATTGAAGCATATTTAGTTAAAAGTGTAAAAAATAAAAAAGGCTTGTGTATGAAGTGGACTTCTCCAGGAAATGCAGGAGTACCTGACAGAATAGTTATAGTTCCTGGAGGAGATATCTATTTTGTGGAGCTAAAAGCAGAGGGTAAAAGAGAAGAACTGTCTCCTTTACAGAGAAATTTTATAAATAAACTTAAAAACTTAAATTGTGATGCAAGAGTTATAGCATCTTTCAAAGAAGTGGACGAGTTTATAGAGGAGGTGATGCCGAATGAAGTTTATACCGCATGAATACCAAAAATACTGCATTGATAGAATGATATCAGACGATAAGTTAGGGCTTATGTTGGATATGGGTCTAGGGAAAACGATTATAACTCTATCTGCAATAGCAGATTTAAAATTTAATAGATTTGAAGTTGGAAAGGTATTAATAATAGCCCCAAAAAAAGTCGCAGAGGCTACCTGGACAGATGAGATAGCAAAATGGGATCATTTATCTATACTAAAAACATCTCTTGTTTTAGGGGGGCTACAGAAGCGTATAAAGGCACTTGCAAAAACAGCAGATATTTATGTGATAAATAGAGAGAATGTTACCTGGCTAGTCGATTACTATAAAAATGCATGGCCATTCGATATGGTGGTACTTGATGAATGGTCTAGCTTTAAAAACCATCAATCAAAAAGATTCAAAAGTTTGAAAGTTATTAGAAATAAAATAAACAGAATTGTTGGACTTACAGGGACACCCGCACCTAATGGGTTGATAGACTTATGGGCTCAATTATATCTATTGGACCAGGGTGAAAGGTTAGAAAAGACTATCGGGAAATTTAGAGAAAGATATTTTGAACCAGGGCAAAGGAATAGAACTGTAATTTTTAATTATGATGCCAAGGAAGGATCCAATGAAGCCATACATGAAAAGATATCTGACATCTGTATCTCTATGAAAGCAGAAGACTATTTGGAACTACCTGACATAATCTATGAACAAGTACCTGTAGTTTTAGATAGCAAGGCTAAGAAGTCTTATGATGAGCTTGAGAAAAAAGCCATACTTGAACTTGAAGACACTGAAATTACAGTTGCAAATGCAGCGGCACTTTCTAACAAGTTACTTCAGTTAGCGAATGGAGCTATCTATGATGAGAATAGGAAAGTCTTTGAAGTCCATGACTGTAAGATTGAGAGATTTTTAGAGCTGATAGAACAGTTAAATGGGAAACCTGCATTAGTATTCTATAATTTCCAACACGACAAAGACAGAATAATTGAAACTTTGAAAGACTCGAAGTTAAGAATAAGACTTTTGAAAACTCCACAAGATCAACAAGATTGGAACAAAGGAGAAATTGATATACTACTAGCCCACCCAGCAAGTGCTGCTTATGGGCTTAACCTACAAGCTGGAGGTAATCATGTGATATGGTTTGGGCTTAACTGGAGTTTGGAATTATATCAACAAGCTAACAAAAGACTACACAGACAAGGGCAGACAGAAAAGGTAATAATCCATCATTTGGTTTGTAAAGAAACTAGAGATGAAGATGTAATGGAAGCTTTACAAAATAAAGGAGATGTACAAGATGCACTTGTTGAGAGTTTGAAAGTTAGAATCAAGAAAGTTAAAGAAGCAAATAAGAAGTGATGCATATGAGAAAAATAAGAGTTACTCACAAAGACGGAGATATGCAAGGAATTACACTTATGTACTTAATAAACAAGTACTTGAAAATTAATAGAGAGCT